CCCTTTTCAGCCTCGAAAAGAGGAAATAACGCCGCAAATGATGATCGACGCGAACGTCTCATGGGTTAATATTTGCGTCGATCGTTTATCCAGTCGTACGTCGGCGGTCCCTTTACGCCTTTACGGTACGCGAGCCGTCGGGGAACCTGCGTTCCGGAACTATCGCCGGCAATGTCGCCCGATAAGCAAAAACGCCCGTAAGGCATTAATCGAACGTTGCGAAAACACTTTACCGTCACATAAAACCGCACGTTTGAAACAAGCCCAGGAAGTCGTCGAGATTGTAACGCACCCGTTTTTGTCATTGCTCGACCGCATGAACGATATACGGACAAAGCACGAAGTATTAAAAGAGACGCAACAATTTATCGACCTTACCGGGAACGGTTATTGGCAACTAGATTTCGACGCCTCCGGTTTGCCTTCGGCTATTTGGTTAATGCCGTCGCAAAACGTCCGGATACTCGAGTCCCGTTCGCAGTTTATCGCCGGTTATAGCTTCGGGCCGAACCCGTCGTCCCTTGCTCAAAGTCAATTTTTACCATACGAAAGCGTCGTCCATTTCCGACGCCCGAACCCGGCCGACCCTTATTACGGCATGGGTTGTTTACAAGCCGCGTTTAAGGCGTTCGACCTAAACGAAGCGCAAAAGGACTATAATATCGCCCTTAACAAAAATATGGGGGTCCCTTCCATAATTGCGACGTTTAAGGATATCACAAGCACCGACGGCAATATTAACAAGTTTAAGCGGTTATTCCAAAAACAACTCGTCGGCGTTGAAAAGTCCGGGGGCGTTTTTGTAACTACGGGGGATATGGATATTAAGGTCGTCGGCCAAACTATGCGCGATATGTCTTACCTCGACGGCCAAAAATGGACCCGTAAGGAAATAATCGCCGCGTTTAGTGTGGGCGAGGCTCTTTTGGAAGTCGACAACGTAAACCGGGCGAATGCCGAGGCCGCAAGCGTTACTTTCGAAAAAGAGGCCATTAAACCGCGCCTATTGCTTAAAGAATCCGTAATGAATAAACGAATTATCCCGTATTATGGCGAGGACCGCATTTTCTGCGCTTACGACGATAATATCCCCCAGGATTCGCAATTCGAACTCAATAAAGCGACTCAAACCTTTACGACCGGGATTACTCAACGCAACGAATCCCGCGCTATGATCAATTTACCCCCTCTAAGTGCCGAGGAAGGGGGCGAGGACTTCGTACTCGTCGGCGGACAAATAATTGGCGGACAACCCGCAACGCAAATCGAAGGCGACAAATAACCAATAGGAGGCCGTAAAATGCCAGTTTTAGCCAATCGTAAAAAACTTACGGACGCCATGCTCGACAATTTATCCGACGAGGTGCGCGAAAGTATCGAAAAGAAAATCGAAAACGCGGAAGTCGAAAGCGAAAACCTTTGTTTAAAACGTCCGAGTTTCGTAAATGATGAATTTAAGATCGCCGAGGGCGACAAAAATATGGCCGTCGGGTATTCCTCAACGCGCCAACTCGACCGGGATAACGAAATCGTCGTCCCTAACGGTCTCGACCTAAGCGATTACAAAAAAGCCGGAGCCGTTAAGCTATTCAATCACGACTGGACCGGTTTGCCGGTCGGTAAGAACCTTGCGATAAAATCCGACGGTTTCGGTATCGCACACAAAACGGAATATGGGGGTAATAAGTTCGCCCACGAAGTATTCGAAACGATGAAATTTGGCTCGTTAAAAACGTCGTCTATTGGTTTTATTCCGTTGAAAATTCTTTGGAACGGCTCGAAAGATTTTAACAACTTCGTGGACCGCGCGGTTAAGTCCTGGGACGAATTTACGACAAAAGTCGCCGATAATACGGCCGCAATTATCACAAAATCGGCCATGCTCGAGGATTCGATCGTCGGCGTACCGGCAAACGCCGGAGCTGTCGAGGTTGCCGTTAGTAAAGGTATGCTCGACGTCGGAATCGCGAGTCTTAAGCGTATGGGGTTCGAAATTAAGGCCTTTGAGGAACGCGAGTTCGATATGTTGTTTCATTGCGAGAAAAGTTTAGCGTTTGAGGACGAGGATTTCGCAATCGATACAGAAAGCCACCAGGGTACCGTCGACGAGGATACAAACGACGAAAATAACCCGCCAAACATTGACAAAGGCGCGGAAAGCGACGAAAGTACGCCAAAACAGCTCGATTACACGATTAACGAGCGAATCGAACCCCCAAAAGAGCAAAAAACTTGCCTTTCGGAGGACGAAATCGCCCAAATAATCGCCGATCAAAAGTATTTTAATTCGGGCAAAATTTAGTCATAATACGGAAGCTAATACCGACACCGGCACGACCGGAAGGGAAAAAGCGACACCGAGAGACCGAAAGCCCATAAACGACAACTCGAAAAGGTGTAATTATGACACAAATCGCAGAAAAATCACAAGTGCAGTTAAAATGCGCTTGGGAAAATCCGAATAAAGCCGGCGATATCATGCCGGAGGGTACACGCCTAAACATGGCGTCCGAGACTATGGAAGACATGGTCGGAAAAGGACTTGCCGTTTACGTTTCAAACGATAACCTCGCCGAATTGGACGGTTTACGCGAAAAGCGTGCGAACCAGTTAAACGAACAAGCCGAGCAAGTTCGTAAAATGGCGGAACGTCAACTCGAGGCCCAGGCCAAAGAGGAAAACGTAAGCAAATCGGACATTATGGAAATGTTCGCCGGCTTAAAAGAAAAGTCCGAAAACGCCAAAAAAGGCCACTTTAAGAGCCTGGGCGAAAACATTCAAACAGCGTACGCGCTTCGCGGTGTAAAATTCCGCGGTTGTGAGGACCACGTCGGCGCGTGGAAGTCCGAAAAGCGTTTCGAATCTTATCGTAAGATTACAGGGCAATCCGAATCGGTAGACGCCGACGGTGGTTTCCTGGTCGACGACGAGTTCGACGAGCAATTGATTACGCGTATGGTCGAGACTGCGATCTTATATCGCGCTTGTAAATTGCGTATTATCAGCCAAAACGCACGCAACGGGCAAAAGTTTAATAGCCGCGTTGATTATAACCGCGTAGCGGGTAATCATCCGGGCCGCGCTTTCCGTACCGGTGAGGGTGTCCAAAAGACTCAGCACACGTGGACAGTCGAACAACTGGAAATGAAGCTCTTAAAATTGGCATCCTTAAACGTGCTAACGGACGAGCTACTCGAGGACGTTAACCAGTTAACGGTCGAGGTTTCCGACTGGTTTGTGAACGATTTTGGTTTCAAAAACGATTCTGAGATTTTCAACGGTAACGGTACAACCGAAATGCAAGGTATACTTGACGCGGCCACCGCGGCACGTATCGACGTAGCCCGCGCCGGGGCCGGGATCATCCTCGACGATGTGATTAATATGTGGACTTGTTTATGGTCCCGTTCATTACCGAACGCGCGCTGGTACGTTAATCCTAAAGTATTTATCGAACTTATTAAGATGACAGTTGGAAATCAGCCAATTTTCATTCCTCCTGCGACCGGTGTCGGTGGTGGCTTATGGGGTACGCTTTTCGGTACGCCAATCGTCCCAATCGAGCAAGCTTCGGCAGTTGGTACGCTCGGCGATATCAACTTGTGGGATCTTTCACAATATCGCGTAATTCAAAAAGGCGGTATTAAGATCGATACATCTAACGAAGTATTGTTCGAGGAAGACGAAACAATGTTGCGTTTCGTTATGCGCAACAATGGTTTGCCCGAGTGGACTCAGCAAATGACAGGTGCGAACGGCGTTGATTTCTTCAGCCCGTTTATTTCCCTAGCGTAAATCACGAGCCCGGGGCGTTTCGGCGTCCCGGGCCATTTTCGAGGACTGTTTCCAAATGGCGGCACAATTAACAACACTCGAGCTCGTTAAAGCTCAATTAAATTTACAGCACATAGACACTTACGACGATCAGCTCCAACTTGTTGTCAATGCGACAAACGAGGCAATCGAGGCCTACTGCAATCGCCATTTTACCGGCCAAGCTTACACCCAAACCGAATTCGGGACGAACGATCGAATTATCCAGTTACAAAACCACCCCGTCCGGGCGATTTATTATTCGGCTACCGGGTGCACTCACGGGGTAATTTTGAGATATGAAGGTTTAACCGTCGGATCGGTAACAATTCCCGAAAATGAAGACCAAACCCCCGTCGATAAGATTTATTTATCCGGCGCGACCGTTGAGGAAGTCGAAATCCTAATTACGGACACCTTGGACGACCTAGTCGCAAAACTGGACGCCCTGGGCGATTGGTCCGCGACACTTTCCACGACTTCCGGAATAGGGACTTACCCGGCTTACGCGTTATTCGCGGGAACGTGGGGTCCTGTGGAGCCGCAAAAACAAATCGGGCTCAATCTACCGACGAACGCCTTAGTTATGGCCCCGGAATTCCGCACCCCTGGCGATTTTAATAGTAATCGTCGAATCGGGTTTGATTCGCAGTATACGATCGTTTACGAAGGCGGATACGAAAACGATAATTACCCGGCCGATCTAGTTTATGGAGCAACGCAAGCCGCGGTTAACACCGTAAGACGTTCACAACGCGACCAAACCCTCAAAAGCGAAAAAATCGGGAACTATTCTTGGACCGCGGAATCGGCGGTCTTACTACAAGACGAATTAAGAAAGCAATTTCAGGTATTTAATAAATATCGTAACTTTCCGGGGGCCTAAATGTATTTAGATTATATGAACCGGCTTATAGTGGTTTTCCGAAACACTACGACCCGGAGCAAACAAGGCGGAAACGTACGGGTCCCGGATACTATCGGAACGTTTCTTGCCCGTGAGGAAAATTTGAGCGGTAATCAAACAACATATTTACAGCAAAACACGACGAACACGTTCGATAAAATATTTACGACCCAGGATTGCCCGGTCCGTGAGGGCGACGTTATAGAACTACGCCGGCGCGATAATAACAATTTAATCCGTAAGTATACCGTCCGCCGGACGCAACCTATGGAACAAACCCAATTTTTACACCATATCGAACTAGATTGTGAGGTTTACGAATAATGAGTGTCGAGGTAATTTGGAACCCGGACCCGCTTGTTAGTGTAATTAAAACCGGAACCACTCGAATATTAAAACAGGAAGGCGCGCGGGCCGTTACCCGGATTCGTGCCTCGTTTGGTCGTTCCCGTTCGCAACCTGGACAACCTCCCGGAATCGTTACCGGGCGTTTAAGCCGGGATCTATTGTTCGAAGTAAGTAATGCACCTTTCCCGACGCTTAAATTAGGCGTCCAAGCAAATAACCCTTACGCGTGGCCCCAGGAACTCGGGAGCCCTTCCAGGAACTTAAGGCCGCGGCCATTTTTACGGCCGCAAATCCGACCCACGGCGCAACGTGTAGCGAAACGAGTCGAGGCCCTTGTAAATGATTAACGAATTAATGGAAGGCATTTTCGACGTAATCCACCAGGACACGCGACAAGACGCCCAGGATTTACGAAAAGTATTAAACTGGTATTGCTGGGGAACCGTCCCCGACGAGGGCGAAAACGGTGAGAAAATCGTCGCGCCTTATATGTCCTGGCACGTTATCGACACGGGCGAGGAAGAAACCGCATTTACGAGCAACAACTTCGACAATACAGTCGATTATTACCAGGATATTACGGTTCAATTTGGAATCGCGACTTACGCCTTAACCGAGGCCGACGGCGCGGACCCGGCAGTCGCCCAGGCATTGATCGCCAAGCTGAAAAATTTCTTTCGTATGCAGTCGTTCGCGTTACCTTCCGGGCGCGTTTTGTGTTCGTATATCCAAAGCGATATCCCGACACAATCGGCGGACGCCGACGGCGTGGACGATTTCGTCGTTATTATGTTCCGGGTGGGTACGTAAGCGGCGTTTTGCGCCTTGGACTTGTCGGGCGGCAAATTTTCGTATATGTTCTTTGTAACGATAACCCTATAAAGAGGAATTTAACATGCCAACACAAGCAATCGCAGGTTGCGGCGGCTCCGTTTCGGCCACACCGAACCCGGGGGACGTCGGCGACGAGATTATGAATTGGACTTTAACGATTGAGCGCGAATTGCTCGACGCAACAAGCTTCGATTCGAATTGTTTTCAAGAATGGGTCGAGGGTATTACTTCCGCGGCCGGTTCATTAGTTGCAAAAGGGGCGGCCCCAATTTTGGGAGCTATGACGGCGCTAACGTTGCAAGTCAACACGGCGGCCGGTAGCTATCAAATCCAGGGTAACGCTATCCTTAACAGCATTACGCCAAACGTCCAGGTTAAAGGCGAAGTCGTCCAGTATGCGGCGAATTTTGCGTTTACCGGAGATATTACGGTCGGCGTAGTGGTTTAATAAATTTCTTGAATAAGTAAAAGGACCTAGAGAAATGACAAACGCAACCGATTACACCGGGCCGTCCGACGGCAAGGTATTTTGTAAAGCCGAGGAAGTGGTCGTCCACGTTCGACCCCTCGGCTTACTCGAAATTTTTAACATTATGGAAACGCAAGTCCTCGACGAATACCGGGAAAACATCCGGGGATATGTCGATATGCTATCCGATGGGGACGACAAGGTTACATACATTCAACAAGCCCGGGCCGACGAGCCGAAGGGCGATCACCTGTTTAATTTAGCACTCGCGAAGGCCGACACCAAAGCCGGCCAAATTAAACTACTTACAACCGGGATCGATATTTGCAACCCGAACTTACGCGGCGAATACATGCTTACGAAGCTAACCCAGGACGAAAGCGACCAAATTATCGAAATACTATTCCGGACCCTTAACGAATCCGTGGAGGCTGTCGAAAAAAAGGCGAAAGCGGCCAAAAAGAAAACGGGCCGCAAGAATCAATCGTCCAAGTCTTAACGGATACTTGTTTTACCCTCGAAGCGTTTTTCAAATGGTCACCAGGGACCGCGGGCAAATTATCGCTTAAACAGTTGCGCGGCTATACTCGCGCGATGTATCGTATATTATACCCGGACGGTGCGGTTAAACTGGTAGGCGAGGACGAGGCCCCGATCATGGAGGGCGTAAAGGATATGTCCGAAGCTCAAAATATGGCAATCGCTAAATTTTTACAGCAAAGCGGACCGGTCGACCTTAATACGTTCTTAAAACAAGTGAATTAAAAGGAATATAAAATGGCTATCGGCGAAGCAAATATCGAAATCGACGTGGATATCCCGCATTTACGCGGGCAGTTATCCAAGGCTAAACAAGTCCTCGAGAGCGAAACGTCCGGGGTCGATACCAAATTAAAACAAAAGGGTAAAAAGGGCGGGACCTCAT